ATCCATCACCGATTGATGCGAATGAGTGAAGATAATTATTGAATGTAGCAACATCATAACCATAACCACCTGATGCACCCACAACTCCATACATATAATTTAAATTTGGTAAAGCCCCTGTATTTGTTAAAGTCGTTTGGTTTTTAAATGTGTTATTTTTATATGCTTTTAAAGATGTACTACTTGTTCTTGAAGCTAAGAAAAAACCTCGAGTATCTGTATTAGTGTACGAAGCTCCGTAAGATAAAGAACCTTCCGAACCTATAAATTGATAATATAGATTTGACGATGATTTTAAACTTGTGTAAAAAGAAGATGACGAAGAAAAATTTGCACCAAATGATGGATAGGATGATAATGACGTAATATTATTTGTACAGTAAATAGATGTATGTGTATTGTTTACTGACAAATTAGACAATGTATTTAATTTTGTATCAGCATAAGCATTTGTACCATTCGGTAAAGCACCACTTGTACTATGAACCCATCCACCATTGAATACAAGTCTAAATGCATTATCTAAATCACGCGGGTCTTTTAAATTAAATTTGTGACTTGTTGCACTACCTCCAACAAATGGATATAGTGCTTTCATTTTAGCCCAAATGTTATAACCTTTTAAATCAGTTACAAGCGTATTAAGTGCTGTTTTCTGCGTGTTGTCGGTAATAGATGCCGCTGTAATAAATGAAAGCGCATCAGCGTCAAAACTCGCTCCGCTACTACTTATTATCCCGTGGTTTGCTAATATCATTTAAATAGATTTTAAGTTTAATTATATTTTCTTCCTTTGGTTTATATTCTTTTTTTTTCTTCATAAATACCAATTAGTTAGATAGTTATTATGTTGCGGATATACATCTCCATTCTCGTTAGTTGTGTACTCAGGAAACAAACTATTATTTTTGCAAATATAGTCTAAAAACCTTTGCGAGTAACTTTCTGCAATGCGTTTTTCTTTCTCAATTAAATAGTCAACTTCCTCCTTAGATACAATTTCGCTATTCTCTGATTGATGCTTATAGATCCCTTTATTTGATATTGTGTAAGCGCAGAAAGGTAAATATTCAACCATCGTAAAATGTATCAGCATTGGCTTTAAATATGAGCGTACAAGCGTTATGTAATTACCTGTAAGGGTATTGTTGGTAATATCCGTTTTAATCTTGTCCAATAGCTTGGTTCCTGTGTATTGTTGAATCCAAATATTCTGTGCTACAAGTACAAATTGAATCACTTTGTCAACGTCTGTATTTGCGTTCAAAGAAGTGTATTCTTGTAAGTCTTTTTTCGATATTAATAGTGCTTCTGCCATGTCTTATTATTTTGGTAAAAATCCTTTATTCGGCATATCAATCGGACGCGTGTAAACTCGTTGGTCATTTGTAGGTGCGATTTCACCTAACTTTCGAGTTTGCGACGGTGTGAACTTTTTAGCCAATGGTGAATTAGCATCAGATTTGCGTAGATAAGTCTCTCTCACCCATTTATGGTGGCATGCTCCACCGCCTTTGTATAACCAAATTGAATAGTTATCCGCTCCTTTAGCTCCAAATCCTTTGTTTACAGATTCAGACTCCATTCTAATAATATCTTCTTTACGATACACTTTATTAGCTTGAGTCATTTTCTTACAAAACAATCTTGATTTATCAGTTGTTTCACCAACATATCTGTAACGATGTTTAAAGATTTCACCATCTTGAATACTCTTTGTGTTAGGTCGTGCCGTGCCTGTTTTAACCAAATTCAAAACCTTAGATAAAGTTGTAGGCTCGTTTAGTTTGCGTAATTGCTCATCCAATTCCTCTTCAATCTCATAATCTACTTCGTGACTATCAATCAACACCCATTCATCTAAATCAATGTCCTCACCATATTTCGCAACGTCTAACTCATCCTGAGCGCTCATTTTTACCTCTTGTACGGGCTGCGGCTCATCACCTTGTAAAGGATTCAAAGTTTTAAATCTAAGGTTCAAAGAAACACCATTAAACGAAAGTATCTTTTTAACCATTTCAACGATCATTTGTTGTTTTGGCTTGATTACCATGTTTTCAAATAACAATGCACCTGTTTTCATTTCATCAGCATTTGAGCTAAATCCACTTGCTGAAGTTACACCAAACAATAAAGGTGTAGTTACATTGTGGCTACGTAATATTTTCGCTGTTGATTCATCTGACAAATAAGAATAATGGTCTGCTGCGTCTTGCAAAGGTATAGTGTCTACCGTTGTTTTAGTATTCTCGTTTTCGTTAAATGATATTACTACTTTTTTACCCTTTGAACCCGTTAATTTACCAATAACAGATGCAGAAATTTCGTCCTTCATCTCGTCGGTTGGGGTACCATTGTTAAAATTTACGATACTCGTGGGAGCGAAGGAATTTTCAACCTCATTAATAAGGTATTCAGCTATTTTTTCTTCAAGATATGCGTAATCAATCCCACCTTGATAATCGACATTTGAAAAGTATTTCATACCAGCAGAATAAGGTGCTAGATACAAAATCTCAACTTCTTTTTTTGAAGTTCCAAAAGCATCGAATCGTTTAGGTACGTACTTCTTTGGGTCGCTCCAATTGTCAGAGTAATAATAACCTACAATGTCCCCGTCTTGGTTACACTTCTCAGGTCTTAACAACTGAATAGGTGTGTGAAAAGCCCTTGTAATTGCCTTATGTCCTTTGTCATAGTGTATCTGTAAGGCACATTGACCAAGTGCGTACAAATCGAATATAATACGTCTTAAATCATCTTCCTTAAGAATAGATAGTAATTGCGCCCATTCGTTTGGCTTCATTGCGCTATCCGTAGCTGTTAACCCTTGACCGAATATTAATCTACAAATGTTATTAATTACGGCGTTATTCGTTGCTGAATTACTATATCTGTCAATTAAGAATTGATAGTAGTTATTATCTTCACCATATTCGACCCATTCGTTTTTGTTATTCTCAACAATTACGGGCGCTGTGTAAGAAGATAGTTGTATAATGTTATTCATAAATAATAAATTCGTTGGTTGTTACCGTTTGTGTGAAATTCGAGCTTGGATTATCTGTACAAAATACACGTCCATAGAATCGGATATCGTTTGTTTTTCCAATCTTACAAATATACGTATGACCTTCTTTTAATGCAAATGTAGCCGTTGCCGTGTGGTAATAATCACCCGTTGCGTAGGTAGTAATATTAATCGTTGTGGTGACGTTTGTTTGTTCGTCTGTTAAAAATATCTTATCTGAATTACCCGTGCCTTCACGTGGGATAAAATAAACCGTTTGCGGTGATGTGGATGTCGTTAATACTATCATTAATAGTATAACTAAAAAAGAGTGTTTTTGTTGCAAAAAAAAGAGGGGCTATTAAACCCCTCCGAAAAATTAACTTGTAACTATTATACTTGCTGTTTGTCCTCCTGATGGATCAATGTCGTAATAAAACGCACTTGTACCACTTGCAACGAATTGCGACGGGAGTAGCTCTTCCGCTTGGAAGGTCATGGAATAACCGCTAAAATCACCCAAAGCCCCTCCATTATTTATACTTCCTGCTGTTAAATCACAACCTCTAAGTAGTCCAACCAAGAAAAATTGTCCTTCGTTGTTTTCAACTAAAATACGTGGTTTTGCATAAGCCAATGTTTTAACAGCATTGTGCGTTGCTATGTCCTGTTTTTTTAGTTTAATAGTCAATGTTTGACGAAAAAAAGTAGTACCGTTTTCACGTGAACTAACTATTTCTTGGTCGTAAACATTCTCATTAGATTTCAACTCAAACTTATAAAGTTTCTCCACAAAATTAACGTAATCAATCGACTCATTAAAATCTGTATCTACTATATAAATACCACTGCCTAAAGTTGTTTCCTTGTAAATGTAGTTTGCTGCAATATCTTCATTAATGAAGTATACATTACGCAACCCACCAAGGCTATCTTTACACGGCTCTATACGTCCCGAAGTTATTAAGCAAGCCATGACTAAGCAGTTACAACAGTTGCACCCGTGAAACAATCAGAAACGATAGTAGTTGAACTTGTAATATCAGTGAATGGTGCTGGTAAAGCCTCTTCCGCCGTAAAAGTCAAACTGTAACCTGAAAAATCTGAAAGCGCCCCGCCATTATTGATACTACCCGCCGTTAAATCTGCTCCTCTAAACAATCCCATCAAGAAAAATTGACCGTTGTTATTCTCTACTAAAACGTGCGGTCTAGAGTAAGCTAATAACTTTATTTCTTTGTGTGTTGTCGCATCTTGTTTTTTTAACTTAATTGTTAACGTTTGTCTGAAGAAAGTTGTCCCAGCTTCACGGCTTGATACGATTTCTTGATCAAATACGTTTTCATTTGATTTTAACTCATATTTATATAAGTTATCCACGTTTGTCACTGCTGTTATTAAGTCATTCGAGAAAGTAACATCAGACGGAACAATTTGAAAGTTGATGAAGTACACCGCCTTCAAACCTCCAATTGCTTCCTTACATGCTTCTGCTCTTCCTATTGTTAAATTGCAAGCCATAATTTAAAGTTTAAAAAAAAAGGAGGGAATATACCCTCCCTTTAATTGGTTATTAATTAGTTAATTAGTTAGCTGAATTCGTGATTCCGTAAGTAACGATGTCAGATACTGAATGGTAATTTACAGCCATTCCCGCTCTCATCACAAATCTTACATTCATGCTACCGTCGATTTCTGACATGTCCAATAATTTGATTTCATTCGTGTCATTTAATAAACCGCAACCAAAGAACAAGTTAGAAGTCTCAGCAGCAATTGCTGTGTTAGCAGCTAATCCGTTAGCAACGAAAATTGGAATACCATCGAAAGTTAACCCTTGACCATTGTACCATTGTGTACCTTTGTTTTCAACACCATTGTTTGATGTAGCCGCAACTGAGAAACCTCCAAGCGCTCTAACATAAGCCTTAGCGATGTTTTGAGAAACGTAAATTTTCAAGTCAGGTGCACCATACAAAGCAGCAGGAATTGCATCTACAATTTTACCTAATTCAGCAACAACGTTTGAAGATGTTACAGTTGTACCAGCAACCTCGTTTGCAGTTGGTAAAGCAGCGTCAGCAGTTAACAAAGTCATGATACCATCAATTTGACCTGTTGTACCGTTAGCACCTCTCCAAATAGAAACCTCAACTGATTCAGCAACTTTTTCAGTAATATAAGCCAAGAAATAATCTACAAAAGATTTAGCTAAAACTTTATTAGCAGATAATCCCATTTCTTCAGCAGACCAAGTTGCATAAAAATCTTTCTTACACAATTGTAAATTTACTTGAAATGGTTCTAAAGTCAAACTTCTTTCAGAAAGTGTTACAGTAGAAAGTGCAGTAAAGTCACACGTTGCATCTTTTAAAAGACCATCCGTGCTTAATTTCTGCATTGTTGTTTTGTAAGCAATGTTAGGAATGATAGTCATACCTCCATTTGCCAATGTGTTACCGCTTAATAATGCAGCTTTTACCCATAGCTTAGAATCCTGTCCAGCATATGAAGTTGAAATGTTAACTGTTGTAGCCATTTTTTATTTGTTTATTTGTTGTTATATACTTCTTCTAAAATTCTATCTCTTAACGATTTAGGCGTGTTAATTGCTAAATCAATTTTCTCTATTGGTTGTACGTTCTCAGGGTTGAACTGAATCGGTTTCGGTTCTGCGCTAAATTCGATTACGTCCGTTGGTTGTTCTTCAACTACTTCAGGAGTCATTGATGCTAACTTAGTTTCAAGCTCTTCAATTTTAGCCTTCATTTCTGCGAAGTGTTGCTCAGTGATTTGCACAACTTTTTTAGGTTGCTTAACTTCAACTTCAGGAGTCACATCAGCCTCAACTGGCATCTCTTCCTCAACGTCTTCTTTTGGCATCTCTTCAATTGAAGCAATCATACCTTTTTCTTCGACTACCAATAGTCTACCGTCTTCAAGTTCGTACTTTCCAACTTCCAATGGTACTGGTTCGCCCTCAGGAACTACAATCATAACACTTGCACCAGGCTCGAAAGAGTCCGCTTCGATAACCGTGTTACCATCAATCAATTTCATTTGCTCTAACTTCACTTCCATTCCTAAGAATGTCTTGATAGTTTTCAACGCATCTTTTATTTCTTTATTCATAAACGTTTTTCTTTAATAACTTAATTAACCTCTTTCTGTTGTAATTTCCCGTACTTGAATAGTGTGGGTTACGTTACTTACTACTTGTTGCTCAGTGCTTCCAATCCCTTGTGATTGACCATCGCAACATTCTTTGCTGTACGTGCCATCTTTACATTGGCAACCTTTTTTACCTCCTTTTCTCATAACATTAAAATTGTTCCTATTTCGTTTGTAAATTGTTTAAATTCTCTAAAATCTATATCCTTACACATTCCCTTTTTCACATAGTCAATACCAATGTAAGCCACAAAGTTTCCATTCTTAAAATACGGCGCAATACAAATAGACTTAACGCCTTGTCTTAACAACTCCGATTTTGTTGTATGTTCTTGTATTTCCTTTACGTCGCA